TCCGAACGCATCCTGCGTTGCTGTAGTGAGAGAGATCCTTGCCTGTTTTGGCAAGTACAAACTCCCCTACTCAGATGAACAAGAACAAAGTGTCATCGATGCCTTTAAAAGGGCTGAAGATGATCTTACTGCTCTCAATCCTCTGTTTGCAGAGTTGCATTCAGGTATTGAAGAATACTGTCGGACCACAAGAAGAACCAAAGAAGGACAGAAAAGAGTTCACGAAGCGTTTGCTTCGCCGAATCCTGATCTTCATCCTTCAGTTCCTCTTAGGTTTGTAGTTCGCGAGGCCAGAATAGCGTTAGCTACGCTGTTCTCGTCGTTCGATCCTACTGATATCACGCCAAGTCATGGTCCAGGGGCCGTTGCTACTAAGCAAAAGCGCTCGACCAAGTTTATTTGGCGCAATGTATCGAATCGAATCACATCTTCGTATCCTTTCGATGCGTATTTCTGCGCATCAGCCGGACACGTGTGTGATACTTACGATAAGTTTTCACTTATCGGTGAGGCGGATCTCCCGGCCCGAGTTATACTCGTGCCAAAAGATTCTCGCGGCCCTCGTCTTATCTCGTGCGAACCTGTTGATTTTCAATGGGTTCAGCAAGGGTTAGGAAGGGCCATTGTCAGTCATGTGGAGAATCATCCCATCACTCGGTGGAATGTGTTCTTCACAGATCAGAAACCGAATCAGCGGGGTGCCCTTCTGGGCTCGTCGTCGAAACGGTACGTAACACTCGACTTGAAAGAGGCGAGTGATCGCGTCCATACTGATCTTGTTCGACTGCTCTTCCCGAGCCACCTATATAGGTATCTCGAGTCGTGCAGAAGTTTATCTACGGAACTCCCGGATAAGCAGGTTTTAACTCTTAAGAAGTATGCGCCTATGGGGTCAGCTTTATGCTTTCCCGTTATGGCGCTTACCATTTGGAGTCTGCTCTATGCTGGAGCTCCGGACGCGGATACCAGAGATGGTATCCTAGTGTACGGTGATGACGTCATTGTCCCAGCGGCTTACGCCGTGAGCGCAATGAACATCCTCGAGTCGTTTGGTTTAAAAATAAACCGCGACAAGAGTTGTATCCAAGGATCCTTTAGGGAATCCTGTGGCGTAGATGCTTTCAATGGCATCAACGTAACGCCCGTCTATTGTAAGACGGTCTGGAAGTCCTCTCCCAGCCCTGATGTCTACTGCAGTTGGATTGCTTATGCAAATTCCTTCTACGATAGACAGTGCTACGCGACCTACGATTATATCGTAGGATGTCTGGCTGCCGTTTACGGCGCCATACCTGACGATGAGATGTCTCTTATGAGGCATCCAAGTCTTGGCGAGTTCTTACCTTGCGAAAGGTATCCTCGCCTCCGCGTTGCACCGCACACAGGTGTCGCAATTAAGCGCCGCTTTAACTCTAAACTTCAAAAGTTCGAGTTTAAGGTACGCTGTGTTTCGTCACCGTCGGTTCATGAACATGTTGACGGATGGTCAATGCTGCTTCGGTATTTTACCGAGTCGCAAAGTCCCTCAGTCGACACCACCGATCGATCAGATCCTTTCGACGTTTATACGTCGCAAGCATTTGATGTCAGTTTGTACACGAAGCGGAAGACTAGCATGCTAGTCAACCGCTGGCGATGATATAGAAGCTCTCAAGTTAACAAA